TGGCATCCGGATCGAAAAACAGAAGCGGCCCCTTGTTGGGATCGAGCAAACGGCGCACATAACGGTGACCGTCGTCTCTTCGATCAACCAAGTTAGGGATCACGACCAACCCGGCTTCGTAAAACGCCTGGATCGACTTTGGTTGATCCTTGCCGCAGTAAAAGGGCACATCTTCGCCGTACTTGGCTTGAAAATCCTTGGCGATCTCCAGTTCCCGATCTGGCGTGGCGAACCGTTCCCCATGCTCTTCGATGCCCCAGTACACCCCGTTGGGCATTTCGGCAAAGACGGTAAAAACGAGCGGGTGATCGAAGCCCCAGTCAACCCCGATCCCGTACTTGCCATACCGTTTCACATCTTCTGGGGGCGGACCTGGAGCGTGTAAATTTGATAAAAAACGCGGATAGATCAAATTTTTGCGTTCCGGAGCCGCTAACAGCTTTTGAACTAGGTAAGTATCGGCATCTGTGCGGTAGAATTCATCTATGGCCACGTCCAAAGGCACGTACCCATCACTGTGCAGCGCCCGACCGCCGCATAACGCTTCTTGTTCGCCCGTTCGCGGATTGATCCATTGATAAAGTGGGCACCTGGCTTTCTGGCATTCCGCGCACCGCTTCAGCGTCTCAAAGACCGTCCACCGGTAAAGTTTGAAGTTGCGCCGCTTCGCCTGTGGAATGAGCGTAGACAACATCATGCCATGCGCCGTGTAGGCGGTAGACGCGATCAACGTCTCGGGTGGGTGCGTTTCGGTCCCGGATACCATAAATTGCGCCGTCTCGAATTGTTCCGGAGTCCACAAATCTACTTCATCTATGACCAACCTGTTAGGGTGGGACGCAGTAACCCCCCGAGTCGCAAAACCAGAGCCCCGGCGCACCCACGATCCGTTGGACCACTCGACAAAATCTGTGTAATCTTTGGCGATATCTCGGGCAAGATAGGGCTTTTGGAGCCACGTCTTGAGATAGGACATGCCCCAGTCGCCTTGTGCTTCGATAGCGGCAAAGTGACCGGTACCCGATTTTTCGTGAAACTTGGAGCGAATGAGGTTTAGAAGCGAAAAATTGAGCGTTTTGCCGCCGCCACGGCACGCCAACACAAGCGCCCGTTGCACACGGTGAAAATAGCTGTCGGTAACCAGTTCAAAAGGCGCGACGGATCCCGGATATACGGCCACTCTTGGAACATGAATCCCGAGATAGGCGCGAATCCACGCATGAAGCTCTTCATCTGTCTTTGGAGCCAGATCCGCCGCACCCATAAACCCCTTCCTATAGCCAATAGTCGGCTAACACAGCCATTTTACTCGGATGATCGACCCCGATCCGTTCGTCAAAGAGCGAAAACCCACGGCACCCGGCATTGTAGACCGTTTCAATGATCTGGCGCCATACGTCATCGGACCACGGTTCCCGCGTGTCGCCATTCCGGCACGGCGATAGACAAAAAGCAACCCGATCCGGGATGATCCCATAGGGCATGTACTCTTCGATCCGCCACTGTACATGCTGCAAGCCGGCATAACTCATGGGCATGAGCCATCCCATAAGCGGATCGGCGCCCCCGATCCACTCTTCGATCCACCTTTGGCCATACCGCCATGCGTGGTAGGGATTGTCCACCCAGTTTTCAGGATGCCCATAGATCGACGTAGGGGAAGCAATGATAAAGTGACGCCCCACGGCATTGCCGATCGCCCGCACAAGCGCCGTGACTGCCTCATGGTTGTAGCCGCACTCGATCATCCAACGCCTGGACCATCGCGTGTAATCGAGCACGATCCCGGCGATATCCGGATAATTGGTTTTGAGATCGTGAGCTAACCCCACAACCAAGCTAATTGCACCAGGATGCCGCAAATCAAGCCATTGGTTGTCTTCAACCCTGGATCCTACGCACGGATCGGTCACGCCTAAATTCTGCTCTGGAAACTCAGAGCGATAGTACCACTTTGGGATCAAGGCCGGCCACACCCGCACGCCAAGCCGCTTCGCTTCGGCTACGGTGAATGATAATGTTTCGTCTACCCGTATGCCCTGGCTATTGGTGAAAGACAAGCCCGCCGAAGGCGTGCCGGTAAAGACAAACAAATCTTTTCCGCCCCAACCAACCGCGTTTTGGACCCGGATCGCCGCCGTCTCGGGATTGTCGGTATTCTGAATCCATACCCCTTGGAAGTTTCGCGGCACAACCGGCAAAGACGGCGGTTGCGCACCCTCTTCCAGCGCATCAAGCCGGCCGTCCTGTTCCGTATCCTTAGCCGCCAACGAGCGGATCGCCGCCTCAATCTCTTCGATCTTGACCTGTAAAGCCGCGTCTTCTATGTATTTAGCCATCGAAACTTTTCCTAGTAAACATGGCCTTGATCCGCTGAAGCAAGGTGGGCTTTGGCTCTGGCAACCATTCATCTAGCAGCGCCTCAAAATAGCCGGCCGCTTGAGACGCCGCACCGGCAAGCGCAACCAACGATTGTGCCGTAGCCAGAGCCAAACCCGCCGCGCCACTGGAGATCGGATCGCACTCGCCGCCGCCACTCGGGGGCGGTTCGATAGGGGGAATGCCGCCGTCCTCACAGTCCAGACATACCAGACTAAAAGAGTCAACATAAGCATTCATATCCCGGCCCGGATCAACAAAGACCCCAAAAATAAAGACAGTCGTTTGGTCAGATGCCGCCGTGAATTCGAGCGGATTGAACTGCAACCACTGGTTGTGCGGATGGATCGGATTGCTTCGCAAATTGCGCGGATCGTCTATGTTGGTCGAACCGTACAAATTAACCCGCGTTTCCAGCGAAGCCGGCACATCGTTGCCGTTTTGATAAACGCACCATAGTTGACCCCACCCGGTAAGCCGGTACCGCTTGCCGGACACCGTAGGCACGACCTGATACAAGCCGCCGTTGGGCCTGGCATAGTTGGCAAACCATTGCGCCGCCGTTGGCGGGCTCTCGATCCGGTTCGTATAAATCTCTTCCACTGACTTGTATTCCGGCATATGGTCGATCCAGAAGGCACGCCAACCATACGGCACTTTGATCGTCTGCATGGGGTGCCCGTTTTGATCGATCTGAGCATTGAAAGGATAATCCATGTTCCCATTGACCAACACTTCTTGCGGTTCTGGCATCGGTTCATCTCCTATCTGGACATAATAGCCCAAGTTGGCCGCTTCTTGAAAATCCGTCTCGACATGCCCCAAGCCCTGCATGTACCACTGGTCATACCGTGGCCAACGATAACACACGCACGCTTCAATCACCTGGCGCCCGGCCTGATTCCATGCGTTCACTTCTTGCATAGCCGCCTGGATCCACGTGTTAGGCTCATTCAACCACGGCCCGTTCTGGTTCGTTTCCGTGATATAAACCGGACGATTCTTCAACCAGTCAGGCACCCACGCCAAAAAATCACGATAGGCGCGAAAATGATAGCGCCGATCCTGGTAGGGCGGATCCATCGTTTGCTCAGACACGATCAAGGCCGGATCACTGCCATGGGTATAGGTGTGAAGAGCAAGCCCGCCGATCAACGTCTCAAGACACCCATTTAGCTGATCCTGAAAGTAACGCAACCAGTCACCGGACGGATTGCCCTCGTAGGCCGTCTGGACATTCCACGGCGCAACCGGAGCCGGGATCACAATCGCCCCCGGATCGATTGATAAAATGGCATCGGCACATAGATTGTAACACACCGCATACTGAGACGGCACGATCGGCACCCCGGCCGGCCATTCCTGTTCGTGGTTGGGCTCGTTGCCGATGATCCACCGCTTACACCCAAAACTAGACGCAACAAAGTTCTGCACTCTTTGCGCAAAATCGGCATAGTAAGCCGGCTCCGGGATCGTGCCGTTAGGAAAATACCCATGATTGAGCCTGGCGATCACCTGAAACCCCCGATCCGACCATGCCGCATAATTGAAACCAGTCATGTTGGACGGATCGCGGCCTAACTCATGCGTAAAAAGCAAAAAGCCGGGGTATGCTTCCATCAACCGTTCGCCCCCCGGCTCGTGCAAACCTAATATGTACTGCCTCATTAGCCAATGTCCTCCAAGATCGATTCGACCAATGCCGGCGCCACATCGCGCAACTGGCCCAAAATGTCCAAAACACGACTTCTCTCCTTGGCGCTCAATCCCTCATGAATGTGCACCTGGCGGGCATCGATCATGGTCTTCGGATCGGTGCGATCGTGACCTACTAACCTGGCCAATCGCATCAGATCGCCGGCCAATACCGACCCTAACTTGGTGATCTCGGGATCTAAATCGCCCCCACCATCCATTTGCTCGATCCACGCGGCCCGAGAAAACCGCGTGCCCTGGACCTGGAGCACCCGCGTCAAAAACGATGCCAACGCAGCATGATCGTAAAACGAATCATCCCCCAACGTGTCGGCAAGGGCCATAAATTCATCGTTCAAAGGACACAATGATAATTCCGTGTCGATCTTTTCCGGACACCGATCCCAGATCCCGCATGTCGAATCACACCGGATCGGCTTCTCGCGCAACCGACTAGACCGGCGCCCATGCTCTAGCCGATTCGTATTGCCCCGAAGCGCCAACGAGAGCTTTTTCTTGTGCTCTTCCGATAAATGGCTACCCTTCACGGCCATAAACCAACTCCAAAGATAAGTAAGGTGGGTGCCTGAATCAGACACGTAGGGGGGTTACGCACCAATTGCAATCAAGTCTACTCTTGACGGCACCCACCATTCAAAGGGCCAAGCGATTCGCCTTGAAATACCACATCGACATGGCCACTCCTAACCAATTCACTGCACGGCACAAAGTGCGCCATTTCGTCTATCCACCAATCGCATACATCACGAAACGGGCTCACCGCCTTCATATGCCGCGTACACCATACCTCTTCCGATACCAACCACCCAGGCCGGGCATGACCACACGGAAACACAAAACTATGCGATCCACACGTGCCACACCGCCTATCTTCCATCTAGTGCGATCTCGTTTCCGAAAAAGAAGAACGGTCCAGCCGCAACCACCGCCGCCGACCTGTCAAGATTAAGCCGATCACAATCCCGACCAGAAAAGGCGAAAACAATATCCCTATTTCCACGGCGGTAAACGGTAACCGCTTCCACCGCCCACACTGAAGGGATCTCGGACGCTTCCACATAACCCCAGTACCCTCTTTCTAAACAATCCTGAATCGAACTACACCATCCCCGATCCAACCGATTGTATACCGTGTCCACCAAAAACGTGGCCGCTTCGTGGCAATAGTCCCCTTCACATCCATAGGCTTCCCCATCCAACATCTGAGCAAGCGCATATTGTTCCGGCGTGATCGCCGCCAATAAAAGCAACAAAACTACTTTTATGATCATAGTTATGCTTACCTAAAGAGCCATGCCCGGCCTCTGAAACCACTCTCTACGCTTCCAACCTGGAGAAAA